ATGTCTAACAAAATGACTGGTTTAGTAAAATGGTTTAACCCTGAGAAAGGCTTCGGTTTTATCACTCCTCAAGATGGCAGCAAGGACGTGTTCGTGCACTTCTCCGCTATCCAGAGCAGCGATTTTAAGACTTTAGACGAAGGTCAAAAAGTGGAGTTCTCTATCGAGAACGGCGCGAAGGGTCCTTCTGCTGCTAATGTTATCGGACTTTAATTGTCGATAATTTCGCTGGCACTTACGATAGCGATGAAGGCCTGAGCCTGAGCAGATAAGTGACAGTGATAAAAAAACCCGCTTTGAGCGGGTTTTTTGTTATAGGGAATAGGTAAATCAACGACTAAAAATACAGTTTGCTCGCTTTACTTGATCTGCAGAAATGAAAAAATAAAGCCAAATAGTGCAAGTCCAACGATCGCGAAAGCCAGCAGGCTCACAAGTAATTTCCAACCTATCACCTCGCCTCCTTAACATCAGTCTCTTCAACCTAAAGATCTTAGTAATATTTATTTAATGGTCAATAGGAGAGATGTTTTTAGCCGCTTGTGAGATGTGTATTTCCGGAGGTTATCTTTGGGTGATTTTCTCCATTTGTTTATCAAAAATCACCTGATTATCCTCGAGCCCTTTGAGGGCAGATTTGTATTTTTCTGTAATTGCAGCGTCTGGCATCAGCCCTTTGAGTATTGCTGTCACTTCCCCCATCAGATAACGGGATAGCGCATTCTGATCCGCTAACATTTTTCTTTGCTGATCGATGATGATCCTGGAGTGTTCATCATAGTGCTTTACCGTTTCAGCGGTCTGAGAGGCACCTGAAATGCTATCGTCAATCATTTGCAATATTTCAGAATTCATTGACCTGCCGTTCACTTTGGCTCGATCAGCTATAAATATATGAGCCTATTGCATACGCAAAGTAAAAGTGAACAGTTTATGATTCGCTTGCCCGAAAGAATGAAAGAAGAAATTATGCGAATGGCTGCAATGGATGGAATTTCCATCAATTCAGCAATCCTTAAGCGATTGGCTCGTTGTCTGAGAGAAGAAAGAGTCTAAAAAATAATTCATTATCCAACTATCTTACAATCTCGGTGTTTTAAACATCACGAGATGTTTGCTGTTTCCCCAAAAAACCGTCTTGGCTATCAAAAAATAAGCCATGGTATCTTGCTACCACGCAGCAGCTTATTTCGCTCGAATGGGGTAAGTGATATTTTTACTGTTAGTCTATTAAGCTTTTCCTCTTTCGTTTGGATCTCAGCCCCTCTTGGATAGTCGTATAATTTCCCCCTAAAAATACCTACTCAAAGCCCCTGTTGTAATATGGCGTTAAGCGAAACTATATTGAGTTCAATCATCGTTTTTCCCAGCCTCTTAAAGGCAACAATGCCGTTGTGAAAGCACGTCTCTTTTTGAACGCGCCTGACATTGACTTTTATCGGGTATGTTTGGGCTCAAAATAGAGGCATTCAGTTATAACTCAGTATAACTAGTCTGTTTGGGGAACGGTATTTTGCATCAGCTCATCAAAAAACACTTCAAATGCGGCAAAAGCGATGAGATGATCGTGGGTCTTGCTAGCTCAATGCTGCATCTTATTGAAAATAATGTTTATTTTAAATAATTCTCAGTGGCTGGGTAATTAGCTAGAAAATGTATTTTATTGGGTTAGCGATTCATATTGAGCAATTTAGAACCTCATTTGGGCGGTTTTTTGTTGTTGATATGAAGCTTTTGCAGAAATGAATGTCCAAAGTCGGGGCTTCACGCTATTTTCTGAAGCCCGTTAAATCATCGAGGTAGAGAGATAAGTTATGCCGTCAATCAGGCATTAACTCATTGCGGGAATAAAGAAGTTTTTTCTGGATACGATAAAGAATTTATCGCCTTTTTTAATTTTTACTCCTTCACAGCACCACTCTTTGGCGAGGGTGAAAAACTCGTCGGTGGTAACGTCAAACGCCAGCTCGATATCGATTTCGTCACCGATAGACAGTAACTCCTGAGCTTCACTAAAGCTCTTGACCTGAACCTTACTCATTAAAACATCCCTTTTATGAATTTTAAGCGGGATTAACTTAGCCTTAATTCTTGAGAAAGCCTAACAAATTAGCGATTGATAGCAATTTTTGTCAAAGTAATGCGGGGGTAATGAGATTTGGCTTAGGTTTTTATTAATTAATCTTAAAACCCATTGCACGCTATAAGTTAAATTATTTAATTTCGAGCTTTGAAGTAATTTTTTAAAATAAAAATAACTACCCGTGAGTAAATAAATGCATTTTTACGGTCACGGGTAAAATTTGGCTAGCAATTAGCGTGATATTTTTCGATTTTTTATCGACCAGACTTCTTTCTCGTGATCTTCTCTGCATTCGCAGCTGCAATAGCGGGTGCCATTAAGCGAGGGTTGCCCACAATCGCCGTTTTTACAAATCAGCGAAGGGGGGACAGGTTTGGCTCGGTTGGCGATTGCTGCGTTGAGGTGGTGTTCAAATTCTTCCATTGCTTGGTCGATGATATCAGCCATTGTGCTGCCTCCTGGGTTGCTTGTTATATGCTGTCTCTTCCATTGCCTCGTCATAACCGCGTTGATAGATTTCATCAAAGATCTTTCTGATGTAATCGACGCGGGGCAGGCTCATCGTGTGTCTTCTCTTGATTGCCATACCGGCAATATCCTCAACGTATTCATCCATGTAATCATCGAATTTGCTCATACGAACCTCGATTCTAAAAGGGGATTAAGCCCCGTATTAACGAGGCCCGATGATGTTCTTTTATGATTTGCTCCTCTCGGCCAACATGGCATCAGCCAGGGCATAGGATGCCGTACTCAGATCGGCGTAACCGTTGGCCGCGCTGGCGCTACCTTCGGAAATAACCAATCCCAGCATGGCCTTCGCGGCCAGAAAATCGCGTAGGCTCATACCGTCTTGCGCGTAGTTATGCTCCTCCAGCCAGTCGTCCTTGCTGTAAGGGCGGGGAAAGGCCTGACCACCGTTGTCCGTACTCATAGTTCCATCCTCATCATTGTGTCGACGTAAAATGTGGGCGTAAAAAAACCGCGCGAGGCGGCTTAAAGGTTTTTAAGTTTGTGCGGATGTCTGGGACTGCAATACCGCATTATTTGCGAGGCGAGACGGCAAATAGCGCGACCTGTGGCAGGCAAAGGTTATCGCCGCTTGGGTAGTAGCGCGTTTCACGAACCGACAGTGCCTTGTCCACCCGACTGATCGGCCTGCGTTTGCAGCTTAGCTCGACCCGACTTGGCCGCGCGGGTGTTACGTCCAGCTCTTTGCTGAAGTCATTGACCGCGAGCGTCTGTAAATGTTGGCGCGCTTCGCGACGGCGCGTGGCAGCGGTTCCGTTAAAAGGCGTTCTGCGTGTCATACCTGTCTCCTGAATGTGGCGGGCACTATTTATCAATATGCCCAGGTTCAAGCGGGGTTTCATCGGCTTTTCAGCCACGTAGGTGCGTCAGGCACCGTTGTAAAGAGCGGGCAGCACAGGATTCTATAGTCGCGTTCTTCCAGGCCGGTTTGAAAATAAATATTGAACTATTGGTACAAATTTCGCAAGAATTAAAAGTACATAATCTCATGAAAAATTCGTACTTTTGGTTTAAATTGTTGAGGGGTAAAGAGATTTATTTCAAAAATATTTGATGTCATTGGTTGAACAAATAACGGGGGAGGAGGATGAAAATGAACGGCAGGTACAAAAACCCAGCAGCAAGGCTGGGTTTAGGCGGTATCGTTAATCTAATAGCGCGGATTATGGCAGTCTGAACTTAGTCTCGACGGCGACGCCAATGATGCGGCAATTGCCATTGATCGGAACCATCGGCCAGGCGGGATTTAACCCCTTAAGGTATTTCTGGTTACCGTCTATCACTAACTTCTTGAACGTCGCTTCGTTGGCATCGGTCAGTTTGGCGATCACTAGTTTGCCGTTGGTGGCCTCTTTGCCGGTGTCAAACAGGACAAAGGTCCCTTCAGGAATGCTGAGCCCCATGGGGGCGGTCATCGAGTCACCGTCAACCAGTAACCAAAATCCCTCGCCCTGAATATGCGCGTCAGACTCAAGCCATTGGTCGATATCTTTTAGGCTATAAGCCTCAATGGCTTCGTTCCAGGCACCGGCCTGGACCTTGCTTATCACCGGATATTGGGTACCTCGGGTGTAAGGCCTTGGGTTGGACACGTTGCTGCCTTCACCGGTGATGATTCCCAGCTGCAGCCAGACGGGGTCAACCTTGAGAAACTTGGCCAGCTCTGCCATGACGGCAGGGCGCGGCAACGATTCTGCGTTTAACCACTTGCTCACGCCTTTTGAAGACAAACCTGTCGCGCGGGATAAGGCTATCCCACGTCCATGTTCATCAAGCCCAGCGTCTTTACAGGCCTGCGCCAGCCTCTGAGCAAATTCTTCACGCAGTTTTTCAGTTTGAACCATGAGTACGATAGTAAACCACTTGCAAAGACTTTCAGTTCAATAATAATATGTACTGAAAGTACGAAAAGGAAGGGCTTTCAGCGTTTAATTACAAAACTGCTTAGCCACCGAAGACATCTTGCTCTTTTCACAATGGACGTACTGTCCTACGTCGCTGCAAAGCGAATTAATGAATATCAGAGGGTTAGGGTGATATCTATCAAGGATATTGCCCGTCAGCATGCCAATGGATGCATTCCGTCCGTGAAGAGACTCTCACACTACGCAGTTAAGTACTCAACAAAATCGCTGAACTTCGAGCCAAACATGGCCTAAGGGGCGCCTTATGAAAATCACCTCTACCGACTTCCTGGTCATCGACATCTATTCCAACCATGACCGTAGCTGGATCTCTCGTGTCAGCACCGCAGAGCGGTGTGCCGCAATTATCAGGCGCAGTGAAGAAGTGGTTGAGATTTATCTTCGCTGGGCACGACAACTCTAGAAGGAGCAATGTATGGACATCAACGTAAAAACAATTCCCGACCTTCTGGTATCGACCAGAGGTAATCAGGCTCAACTGGCGAGGATCCTGGGCGTTAGTCGTCTAACTCTCAAGAAATATGTTAATGACCGAAAGGCTGAGGAACATGCCGTGATTAATGGCGTTCTGATGACCATCAGTCAGAGGGACAAGGTAAAAAAGTTATAAAGCGGGAATACACCACCGGCGACATCAAGAAGATTAAAGAGATGGCCGGTCAGTATTCTCCGCAGGAAATTGCAGACACTCTGAACAGAACCAAAGCCGCATTGATGGCTTTCGCAAGCCGCAACGGCATCTATTTTAGCCGCGGACCTAACAATCAGCACACTCAGGCGTCGGTCAACGAGGTAGTCAGACTCAAGGGCGAGGGCAAGTCCTATCGGCAGATTGTGGCCATCACCGGGATACCGATTTCAACCTGTGCGTATTGGTGTCGGAGGCAGCATGAAGCGAAGCTGGTTTCTACACGATAACCTCAGCACCGACGAAGCCGAACAGCTAATCCTCCAGTACCACGCCCGTCATATCCAGACCCGCAAGCAGCTTAATCCAGACCGTCTCTCATGGTGCGTTTCAGCCTATCTCGAAGAACGCAGGCGTCGGCCTCAGTCCAGCACTCGCTGGCAGAGCGCACTCGGGAGACTGACCTGATGCAGTGATTCAGCGTTCTCGGTTGTCACCTCTTACAGATAAAGAAGGAGTCGGAAAGGCTCCTCAATCTCAAGGCATTAACTAAAAATTTAGAATATTTGGGGAAATATATGAGAAAGCAAGATGCACTTTATACCTTACCTATGGTGTTAAAACAGGCGGATCTGCGCCGCGTTTGGTGTCGCGGCCGTAGAACTATTACGCCTGCGCAACGGGTATGGACGCGCTATATGCTGTCTCTATGGGGTAAACATCTCGGCGGCGATGATGCACCGACCGGCTGTGTCAGCGTGATTGGCAGACTGATGATCCGCTCTGAATGGAGCCAGGATCAGTCGGAGAGAATCATTAAGGTCGTTGAAGGTCTTTATAAAGAAGGGCTTCGCGGCGAGGAGCTGTTCAGGCGATCGCGTCAAATCGTGGTACCTGGCGCATCGATAAGCAATATTCTTGCCTCGGCCAAAGAAGAGGATGACGCCGCTTTCGTGGAGTCGGTCATGCACAAAGAGATTAAGCGCGACAGTCCGATTCGTTCCGTGGCCATCAAACGTTACTGTGAACGGCGAACTGTGCAAAATATCGCCAAAGATATCAACTACCACACCGGGTTTAACGTTCAGGCGGGTAGAAAGCGGGTGACATGGTGCGAAGAGATACTTGAAGAAGAGATGTTTTTTGCGATGAAACGCACAATAGAGAACACTGATACCCCTAATGTGGCCTATTAAGAAATTTTTATTTAAAAATCCTTGAAAAGTGAGAAATGAATCTGTATATTTACATCTAAGCTTGGAAATAAAAGCGAACAACAATGGCAGCAAGGGTTTTTCGTAATAAATAGGCAATAAGTCATTCAGTTACACACCGTTTACGTAAACCCCGCAGCGAACGAATTCAGAAGCCCTGGCAGCAATGCGAGGGCTTTTTCGTTTGCGCGCCGGGCCGCTCGTTGGCATGGCGGAACAGGCAACAGGTCTTTCACTTTCGTTGTGAAAAACAGCAAAGGCTCACTTCGGTGGGCCTTTTTTGTTCCCCGTCTCTAACCCTATTAATGACTAAGACGCGACCAACCCCGGTTGGAGGTGGAGGCCATGAAGATGAATCAAAATAGTGACGGATTCTGGACACACTACTGGGCTTCGGTAACGGCAATCGCCAGCGCCGCTGGACTGACTACTGAACAGTGGATCTACATATTCTGCGCAATCTTTGGTGCGCTTCTGTCGCTCGGTTCATATCTGGGCAATCGACGTGCTCTCAGTGCCCGGCAGGACGAAGAGGAAAAGAGAACGGAAATTCTTCGCACTTATCTTTCATCTAGAAAAGATAATTCTGCCGCGCAATAACGCCTGCGACCTCGAGAGCGATTGACGCCTCGACGAGCAGACTTTTCCCTCTGTTTTATCACCGGTGACATTAACCCGCGTTTATGTCATCTCCCGCGCCGAGCTTCACGCTACCCAATGGCGCATCACCGTTATGCAGGCACCTACGTGATATGGCCGATCCCTCAGAAATACTCAATGTTATTGCGGCTCAGGTGGCCGCAATTGTTTATCCCAACGGTACGGGCTCGCCCAGTGTTACCGGCACAGTAGTCAGTATTTACGCTGGCTGGCCCGTTCACAGCGTGCTCGACACCGATATCCAGGCCGGGATAACGCATATTTCGGTGTATCCGATGGAAGGCGAGCAAAAAATTCCCACCGCGCTAGGGCGGCCTTATCGCGCGGTAGACTGCGGAGATCCGTCGGTTATCGCAACGGTAAGCGGCACCGCCGTCACGCTATCAGGTACCGTTTCAACCCCTCAGAACCTCTACTTTCTGGTCGATGGCAGCGGTTATCATTATTCCGTGCAATCGGGTGACACACTAACGTCGATTGCGACAGCAATAACAACGCTTATTCCGAACGCCAGCAACGTCGAGGAGGTTATCAGCCTACCTCAGGCGACGCAGATAGTGGCCAGAGTGGGGGGCGTCGGTACCGAGGCGCGGGAGCTGCGCAGGCAAGCCAAAGAGTACCGCATAACCGTCTGGGCTCCGACGAGGCTGCTGCGCGATACCCTCGGTGGAGCGCTGGATGAAGGATTGTCGATTAACAGCAGTTTACAGCTCTTGGACAACCTGCCGGCTTTCATGATTTATGCACGCTCAATGTATTCCCAAAACACCCAAATCTACCGGCGTGACATGGTTTTTTCTGTGAACTATGCCACCTCGCAAACTCTCTCGGCGCCGCAGGTTGTGGCACCGGTTATGAGCATCAACGACCACACCCAAACCCTCTAAATCATCAGGAGTAATCATGGCAGATACCGATGACGTTAACGCGTCAGGCTCTACTGCGTCCGTAAGCGCAGATTCATCCTCGGCAGCGGCAGCGGCGGCGGCGTCCCTCGGCTTTATCTTGGTCACCCGCATTGCGTTTGCCGATTATCAGGTTGGCGACGAGATTACCGATGAGGATGAAATCAACGACATCCTCGCTGGCGAACTCGCCGTTTACGTGATTAAACGCGCCGCATAATCCCCTTTATTCAACATCAGAGCCCGCCTGAAGTGGGTCTTTCATTTGGAGATAGCCATGCCGATTTATCAAGCTGGCAGTTTGAACACCTCTGCGCTGACCGCGCCAGACTTATACGTCCAGGTTGTTGCACCCCAGACACAGTACATTAATGGCGTTGCGACCGACGGCCTCGGATTGGTCGGTATCGCAAGCTGGGGTCCGGTCAACAGCCCGTTCCAGATTAGTTCGGCAAGCGATCAGGCCCTGTACATCGGCAGTCAGCAGAACCGCAAATATGACCTTGCGACGGCGGTTGCCATTTCTCTGCAACTCGGTGCGACCAACCTGAACTGCGTGCGCGTCACCGACGGCACCGACATTGCCGCCAGCGTTGCTTTAAAGGATGTGGCAAGCAGTCCGGCGACGGGGGTAACCTTGACCGCAATTTACAGTGGTACCACCGGTAACAGCATCCAGGCGATGATTACCGCAGGTTCGGCGGTTAGCTCTTACAAGTTGACTATTTATCTGCCGGGCCAAACCGCCGAAGTGTTCGACAACATTACCGGCAACGGTGCGACCTTCTGGACAAATCTGGTAAATGCGGTCAATAACGGACAAACCAGCGTACGCGGCGCAAGTCAACTGGCTATCGCGACCGTTGGTACCAGCAGCGCCTTGCCAAATGTAACGGCCACTTACAGCCTGACGGGCGGCACCGACGGCGCTGCCAGCATTACTGATGCCGCGCTGGTCGGCTCCGACGGCACCAGTACTACCCGTAAAGGGATGTACGCTCTGCGTGGCACCAATTCGCAGGTCATCAACCTAGTGGGCCTCACTACCTCCACGCTGTGGCCGACGGTGAATACGTTTGCCGCCAGCGAAGGTTCTTATGCCGTCTCGCAGTTTAGCGCCGGCACTACCTATGTCTCGGCGGCAGCGCTGCTCAACACGGCAGGGGTAGACAGCTGGAACTTCAAGGCGATGGTCGGTGACTGGGTGTACTGGCTGGACAGCGTTAACGGATTGACCCGCATGGTTGAACCGGCAACCTTCGAGGCCGCCAATATTGCCGCGCGCAGTCCATCAATCTCTACGCTGAACAAAGCAATCAGCACTATCGTATCAACCCAGCGCAACCTGGCGAACCAGCCTTACTCGCTGTCTGAAATCGGGGCTATCAACTCGGCGCGTCTCGACGTCATTACCAACCCATGTCCGGGCGGCAACTACTTTGGTATCCGCTCCGGCCGTAACACCAGCTCGACCGCCAGCCAGAACGACGACACCTATACCCGCATGACCAACTACCTGTCATTAACTCTGGCAGCCAGTTTTGGCGGCGTAGTGGGGCAAAATCAGACCGCAGACCTGCGTCGCGAGACGAAAAGCACCATTGAGGCGTTTCTGCAAAACCTTGACGATCAGGGCATGATCGGCGATCCGAACGGTGCTGCCTCCTTCGCAGTTACCCTGGACTCGACCAACAATCCGGATTCTCAGGTTGCACTCGGCTACATGCAGGCCGACGTCGCGGTCAAGTATCTGAACGTCGTACGTTATTTCCTGATTAACCTCGAAGGCGGCGGCAGCGTCACCATCACGGTTTCTAACTCAGCGTCTAACTAATCACCCTCAAGACCCGCCACGGCGGGTTTTCTCTCTGGAGCAAGACTATGCCGCAAAATGGATACACTCTTGGCCGCGATATCGCCGTCGATATCGTCACCGCCTACGGAACTCTGCGCATTCCGCAGGTCATCAGCTTTGACGCGAAACCTAAAGTCAACAGCCTTGAAATCACCCCCCTGAACGGCCTGACCGATGAGCTGCTTATCCCTAAAAACTGGGGCGGCACCATCGAAGCCGAACGTCAGGATGCGACTCTCGACGCTTGGTGGGCGCAGTGGGAAGCCGATTACTACAGCGGCGTGAATCGCGCAGCAGGCACCATCACCGAGACTATCGAAGAAGTGAATGGCTCCGTCAGCGTCTGGCGTTATACGAATGTTCAGATCCACTTTACGGATCCGGGTAAGAAGTCTGGCGACCAGACTGTTCGTCAGTCCATGACCTTTACCGCACAACGCCGCATCCGCGTATCTTGATTGAGAGAAAGAAATGGCAAAGTTAAACGTCCACGAAACGAAAGATGAAGACCTGAAACAGCCTGTGGAAGAGGGCGGCACTGTGACCGACGTTCGGGGTCGCGTGATTAAAATTCGCGAACTGGATGCCGTGCAGGAGGCGCGCGTCTTCTGCGCAGCGGGCGCGGAAGACGCAGTAAATATGCCTTACATGAACATGTACGTTTTTCCTACGGCGCGGGTGGAGGAAATTGACGGTGAAAAATATGCCGTTCCTACCAATAAGCTGCAGATAAACGGCATGCTCAGTGTGTTGGGAAAAGCCGGATTAAATGCGGTTCAGGAGTTTATTTTCCAAAAAATTGGCGAAGAAAATGCCGGTCAACTGGATGACAACGCCGCAAAAAACTAGCCCAGAACCCCGAGTTTCGCAATCAATGTTGGTTGATGAAAAACGGGGTTCCTTTCCATATTGTTTTTAAAATAACCGAGCTTTTGCCGCATGAAAGATTCGCGATGGCGGTCGTCTTTAGCGAATTCGAGGGCAACAAGTTTAACTGGACGACGAAACAGTTTGAGGAGTCGGGCTGATGGAATCGGCTAATTTACCGGTAAAGCGGCTGACTCCTCGACCTGCATTTCAATAACCCCGGCCCACATGCTGGGGTTTTTCATTTTTTAACAAGAGGTTGTCTATGGACGTGAGGGCTTATCAAGATGCGGTGCGGCAGGCTTTAGATGACCAGATGACCCACAGTATGATGAACTTCAGTCAGCAAGCGAAGACGCTGAATGAGCGGTTCATTCAGATGACGAAGAACATCAAAAGCGTTTCAACAGCGGCAAAAGATGCGCAAAAAGTCCTCAGCGGTATGAGTGAGGCGATGAAGAATCAGTTTTCCAACGCTATCAAGGGCGCAAAAGATTATGCCTCGGCGTTGAAAATGGTCACCACCCATGCGCGGGATGCGGCAAAAGCGGGTACAGATCAGGCCAAAAGCGGCGCAGGAAGGAAAAGCCGTAGGGGCAACAAGAACTCAGAGAGGTCAGGCCACGAAGAAGAAAAAAAATCAGATGATGACGGTGAGTCCGGACTAGAGAAGGCCAAAAAGCTTTACGAGGTTTTCAGTCAAATCAACGCCACGGGCGTGGCCTACCAAAAGCTGCTGGAGGGGTTGCGGGCTCGAGGCCTCGATGATGCTCAACTGAGCCAGGCGAACGATTTCGTTTATACCAACAACATTCCTGATACCTCACGCCTGGACCGGATGAGCATTCTCGCCGATGCTCAAAATACGTTTAACGCGGACGGTCTGGGCAAGCAAAAGTCTCTACAGGCCGCCGAGGTGATGATGCCAGTGTTGGCACGTTACGACGTCGCCTCGAAAATGCTTGATGATGCCTATGACCCCTTAAAAGACCCCAACCGCGGAGTCATTAATAAACTCGTAGAATCAATGGGCGCGTTAAACGACCCGAAGCGGGCCTCTGAGATAGCCGATGGGGTGTTTAAGTACACTCAGGGTACCCATCAGACAATCGATCAAAAGAAATTTGAGGCATTCGTCAGCAGCAATAGCCCGGCTACACGCAGGCAAAATATTGCCTCTCTCTTTGGTGTGCTTGAACCGGTGATTGACGACATGGGGGGTGATGCGGCCGCCTCTGGAATGCAAAAGGCGGCCAATCATATCAACGGCAAAATGGCGTCGGTGCCGAAAAACCTTCGTCAGGAGCTTGCTCGTTTAGACATTGCCAATGCCAGCGGAAACGGACAGACGCAGACTCTGAGTGACCTGCAGTCCTCGGACATTGCCCGCTACACCCAGAAGCTGATGGCCATCTATGCCGCTCACGGCATTAACAGTGCCGCCGACAGGCAGCGTGAAAACAGCCTTCTGTTTGGCAGCTCGGGTGCGAAAGTTTATGACAAAATCATGGAGTCTGCCCTCAAGACACAGCCGGGATATAACAGCGTTACCGGTATTGCGTCAGTTCTCGACTCTCCGCGTAGTCGCGTGCTGATGGCAAAAGACCAGGTTGCCAAGAAATATCAGGATATGCAGCTCACGATTGCCGATAAAGGAAAGGTCACGGACATTTTTGCTAAGGGGGAAGATATCCTCTCCGGCGCCATGGCTATAGGCACAAACTTTATGGACAAGCACCCGTTATTAACCTCAATAGGCACTGACGCCACCTTGGCCTATGGTGCACTTTCCGGGCTCAAGGGCGGTTGGTCAATGCTGAAGAAGGCCGCAGGTGCACTGGGCAATCCATTAAAGTTACTCGAAAAAGTGGGCGGCAGAGCAGCATTGACCACGGCGGCCGAGGCGATACCCGAGGCCGTTGCAATGATAGGCGGATGGCCGGTAATTGCCGCGGGTGCCGCTGTGGCAGCGACGGGGTATGGCGGATATCAGCTCTATAAGCACTTCAATCAAGACAGTCCTGCAGGCGAGCCGTTAAACGCCGTTGCTAGCAAAGGGGCTGCGGACTTTAATGTCAGCAATCCGGATTCGGCCGCGCAGTACCGCCATCTGATTAACCCAGGCCAATATCCTGCGGTGCCTCCGGCATTTTCCTCTGCCGCGCCTCAGCCGGTCAATCTGCTGCTTACCCACGAAGGGCGTCAGGTGCTTATCGCGACCGTTATCGGTGGAATAAGCAAAGAGGCCTCCAAACCAAGAAGCGGCGTCAGCGGTTTCGATCCTTCACAGCTATTTTTACCGCCCGGCTCGGTAAGTAAACTGGCCACCAATTAACGGAGTTTTTATGTCGGTAATAAGCGTGCTGAATAAATTAGCCCCGGCGACAGACACCACCACGACCCGCCTGAAACTCGGGGACTTTCAGTTTACCGACTTCGAAGTGCCCGAGCGCCTGTCGATCCCGGCTAAACAGAAAACCGTGATGCACCAAATGATTGGCGGCAAGCGAGTCGTCGACGTGCTTGGCGTGGAGTACGACGCGTTTAGCTGGTCGGGCACGATTACCGGGGCCAATGCGGGGGATCGGGTGACCACGCTCGAACGTATGCGTGACGCTGGGAAGATGCTGACCATGACCCTCGGGACCTACAGTTTCAACGTCGTGATCACCGCCTTTACGCCAGTGTTCGAGTTTGTCTATCGCAGACCCTACACCCTTGAGGTGGCGATCGTTGAGCGTACTGACGCGCCGGTCCGCGCCGATACCCTGACCGGCGCCCTTAATGCGCTCGTTAACAGCGATCTGGGCAAGGCGCTGGATCTCGCCGCGGTGGTCAACGCCTCATCGGTTAAAGATGTGACCACCAGCGCGACTTCGGCGGTAAGCGGCGTGACGTCGGCGATGGCCACGGTGCAGTCGGCGGTCAATCAGGTGACTGACTTTGCGCATGCGACCATTGATACCGTGCAAACGGTGGTCAGGCCGATAGTCGCCGCGCAGAAGGTCGTCAGCCAGGCGATTACGCAGGTGGAGGCCGAGGCGACCAAAATCACCACCCTCGGTGGGCTGGTACCTGGGAATCCTATCTCAAAAACCATCACCAACTTACTGAGCCAGGTCAAAACAGCGACCCAGCTCCCGGCGTTATATCAGTTGCAGAGCGTGCTCGGCCGGTTGAGTAAGAACGTTCAGTCGGGCCAGACCGCCGACGGCGTTCGTACCATTACCCACTCCGGCGGCAACCTCTTTCAGGTGGCATCCGAGCAGTTGGGTGACGCCTCGCTCTGGACCGCGCTGGCGACGGTTAACCACCTTACTGATACCTCGCTCACCGGCATCAATACGCTGATCGTTCCTTCAAACCCGACGAACGACCTTCAAACGAGCTAACTATGGATATTAATAACGCGATAGTGACGTCCGGCGTGCGAAATATCGGCGGTCGCTGCCTGTTAAACGGCGTTGAGGTGCCTTTTGTCACCTTTGACGTGGAAAGTAATTCCTTCCGTTCGGCCTCTACCTTCAACCTGACGCTGGCAACCTCTGCGCTTCCGGATGCAATGGGACTGCTCAATTACTGGTCCACGCAGACCACCATCAAGGTCGAGCTCTCGGTCAAGTTGGTGACGCAGTCCGGTATCGACGAGAAAAAGCTGATTGTCGGCAATATTGATGATTGGGATTTTAATCCGGCGCATTTTGAAATTACCGCCAGCGGGCGCGACTATACCGGCCTGCTGATCGACGCCAAGTCGGCTGGAGAGAGTTTCAAAAACTACACCAGCTCGCAGATTGCCAGCCTTTTGGCGCAGCGCCACGGATTGACCCCGATGGTCACGGCGACCACCGGTCGCTTTGGTGAGTTTTATCAGATTGATTCAGCGCATCTGACCGGCGAACAGACCGAGTGGGACCTGCTGAATACGTTGGCGAGCATAGAGGGATATTCGGTCTACGTGGAGGATAACAGCCTCTATTTTCAGCCGGCGCCTGACCCCGCGAAAGCCGACAACTACGTGATTCGTTGGCAGCCGCCGGGGTCACTGACCTACCCGCAGTGTAATCTGTCTGATGACCTGCATTTCACCCGGGCGCTGACGATTGCAAAAGGCGTCAAGGTCGAGGTGAAGAGCTGGAACTCTAAACGCAAAAACAAGCAGTTTGTTGCCACCTACCCTAAGACCTCGACCCAGGAAAATCCGCAGGTTTACACCATCATCCGTAACGGACTTACCCCGGAGTCAGCGGACGCACTGGCGCTCTCGCTTTATAAGAGCATCGTGCAGCACGAAATGAAGTTTACCGCCTCGACGGCGGGGGACAATCTGCTCACCCCGCATACGCTGGTGCGTATTGAGGGGACTCAAAGCCCGTTTGACCAGATTTATTACTGTGACAGCGTGCGCCGGACCTTAAGTTGGGATTCGGGTTACACCATGTCAATTTCCGGCAAGAACCATAGCCCAGCACTGGATGTCTCCTCATGAAAGCATTAATGAACGCGATGGCGAGCCGAGCCATGCAGGCGAGCGCCGGGGATACCGGCACGCGGCAGGGCATCATTACTGCCTACGATCCCGCTGCCTATGCCGTCAAGGTTCAACTACAGCCCACCGGCGAAGAAACCGGCTGGATACCGCTGCAATCTCCGTGGGTCGGCAACGGCTGGGGCCTTGTCGCCGGACCGGTGATTGGCGCAGTGGTGGTCATCGAACCCGACTCTTTCAACATCGGCAATGGCGTCGTGGCCGGGCAGCTGTTTAACGACATTGACCGCCCCCCTGCGGTGCCATCGGGTGAGTTCTGGCTCGTTCATCAGTCCGGTTCTTTGCTGAAGTTCACCAACGACGGGCAGGTGCGGGTCAGTTCGACGGAGAAAATTACCTATACCGCACCGGCCCATCACTTTATCGGCGGCGACGTGACCGTCGATGAAAATCTGATTGTGGTGAAAGATATCTATGACCAGAACCAAGCATCTGGCTCGGTAAAGACCCTTCGCACTACCTATAACGGCCATACCCATCACGAGAACGGGCAGGGGAGTAATACCAACGGCCCGAACCAGCAAATCACCTAAGCGGGAAACCCATGAAGGATATTTATCACTATATAGGCGGTGACCTAAGCACCTCGCCGACGGGAGACCTGCGTCCCGTGGAGAGTACCGAGCGCGGTAAGCAGAGGGTTCTCAGGCGGCTCATGACCAATCCGGGGGATTATATTTTTCACCCCGCCTACGGCGCCGGCCTGGGCCAAAAGGTCGGTGAGTCAGTCAACATCAATGAATGGAAAGCGCTGATACTCGGACAAATGCTTCTCGAGGATGCGGTGGCGCAGGATCCGACCCCCACCGTCACCCTGACCATTATCGAACAGGGCGTCAGCGTCTACGTCAGTTACACCGACGCAACAACCGGTACCCCTGCAACTCTCAGTTTCGACGTGACGAGGTAATCCCGTGGCTCTCAATATAAAAACATTCGCAACGCTGGTTAGCGATCAGGTGACCGCTTTACAGGGCGCCGCCGCCGGGCTGGTGGATACCGCTATCGGCAGCATTCTTCGCTCCATCTTGGAATCCAACTCGGCGGTGGCGATATGGATACAGCAACTTATCGTGAATCTTCTGGTCACCACTCGGGCGGCAACCAGCTCTGGCGATGACCTCGACAGTTGGATGGCCGATTTCAGTTTCACTCGTCTTGCGGCCACTGCGGCAACCGGGCAGGTGGTTTTCAGCCGCTTTACGGCGACTAATCAGGCGGTGATTCCCGTGGGCACTCAGGTGTCGACCACCGACGGCTCACAGGCTTATTTGGTCACCACCGATACCACCAATGCCGCGTATGACCCGACGCTGGCCGGCTACCTGATAGCCGCTGGCGTCACTTCAGTGCGCGTGCCGGTACAGGCGGTGACGGCAGGGGCGGCGGGGAATGCGCTGGAAGGTACGATCACCGTGATCTCCGGCTCCGTTCAGTACGTCGATACCGTCACTAACCCGGTGACCTTTGGCACTGGTGAGGACGCCGAGTCTGACACCGATTTTCGCGCCCGCTTCGTGCTGTGGATAGCCTCACTCTCTAAATCTACGCTGTCTGCAATCGGCTACGCGCTGTCGAGTATGCAAAACGGTGTGACCTACACCCTGACCGAAAATCAGACTTACAGTGGCCTGTCCCAGCCTGGCTATTTTTATGCCGTGGTGGACGACGGAAGCGGTGCCCCGTCAAGTACATTTCTGGGGCAGGCATACAGCGCTATCGATGCGGTGAGGGGGTTTACGGTCACGTTTGGGGTTTTTGCACCGGCACGGGTGACGGCAAACATCGCCATGACGATTACCTTGAGTGCGCCCGCCGTGCGCGCCGAGGTGGTCGCGTTGGTGGATGCCGCGCTAGAGGCTTACGTTGCCGGATTAGCGCTGGGTCAAACGCTTCCCTTCACCCAACTTGCCACCATTGCCTACGGCGCAAGCCCGTATGTGACCAACGTTACCGGTGTCATGCTGAACGGAAGTTTGGCCGATGACTTAACAGCAACCGCCAGTCAGGTTATCCGCGCTGGCACAATTTCGGTGAGCTAAATGGCGACTGGCGACTCTCAAGATATGTTAGGCCGCCTCAAGGCGCTCATTCCGCCGACGTGGTACGGGGACGACAACCCGATAAGAGACGCGATCCTGACCGGCTGTGCATCGGCGCTTTCCTGGTGTTACTCGCTTTACCTGTACGCCAAACTGCAGACTCGAATCAATACGGCGACTGACGGCTGGCTTGATATCGCGGCCTATGATTTTTTCGGTAAAAATCTGCCCCGTTCTGCAGGCCAGTCTGACGATCTTTTTCGCAACACTATTCGCACCAACCTGTTTCGCGAACGCGGAACGCGCCAGTCTATCATCAAGGTCCTCGAGGATTTGACCGGCAAAACGCCCGATATTTTCGAACCCTCGCGACCTCAGGATACCGGTGCCTATAGGGGAGCGAGTCTCGGTTATGGACTGGCGGGCGGATACGGTTCGATTTTGATTCCCTATCAGGCGTTTGTTACCGCGTATCGGCCAGACGGCGCAGGTATCCCCTTTGTTGCGGGTTACAGCGCGGTCTCGGCTGGATACAGCGATGCCTCACGCGGTGAGTATGCTTCGACGGGAATGATTAGCGGCCTGATAACCGATACGCAGATTTACGAGGCGATCGCCTCGGTAAAAATGGAAGGCACGCTGGTGTGGGTCAAAATACTCTCACACCGTGCCGACGATTACTCACAACTAGGGATAGACTTTATTACCGGTGAGTCATCACTGCTCGAGTATGCGCAATGGTAGCGCCTCCGGTCGTAACACCTTCCCTGAATACCTCTTTCCTTCCATTGGAGAAGCACAATGGCATTTATTGATGGTCAACTTCTTACTGCGGCTCAATTAAACGATTTAGCCAACAAGTCCGACCTGGACTCGGCAATCGAAGCCAAGATTGATGAGATAAACGGCTATAACCTAAGCGCCGCCCAGTCGGCAGACGCGGCGGCCTCGAACAGTGCCTCTGCACAAAGCGCGGTGGCACTTGCCCAACAGGCCGCGGCCGAGGCGCTGGCCGCAGAGGACGTATTGAGAAGCGAACTGGCGGCACCGGCCGGAGCCGGCCTTTCAGGCTACCAGATAGGCCAGACGTATGGGGCTAATACCGTCGGAACAAAGCTCAATCGCAGAATCGACATTGAGGATTTTGCCGATGAAAACTCGGAAGCCGGAGACTGGACAATCGCCATTCAGGCGGCCATAAACCAGTCACTAATTGATGGCAGCGACGTCTACGGACGGGGTAACTACACCATTTCGAATACGCTGAAAATTGCCGGTTTTGCTTCCCAGGGATTAAATTTATACCTCAATTCATTGAGCGTTAACTCGGCATTCCCGAAATGCGATAGCTTCTGGGACAGCCCAACGCCGATGATCCTAATTGGTGATGGCGGCGCAAACGTCACGGGATTAAATATCACCATCGGTACTTTGCACGGCGGTATTTATAATGCTTCAAGCGGTGACATTGAATATATTGCCGACGGTATTAAACCTAACGGCAATGGTTTTGCCCTGTCACATTTTCACATTGGATACGCGCTTTACTGTTACGCCGTTATTCGTACTGGTGACCAGCTTACGCCGAATGCCTCGATGTGGATTACCGGAGATTTCTGGACGCAAAACTATCTTGGCGTATTGATGAAAACCGGTACGGGCAGCGGTGCGCCGATCGTCGAAGGGTGGAAGTTCTTCGTTAAATTTATCGCCGCCAACAACTATGGCGGTATCTGGTTCCTCAACTCCGGGCAATACGCTCAGGTGAACGGAGACTTTGACTTCAATGGCGGCTGGCTGGGCATTCTGCATCTTTCTGATACCACTTACGTCAGCGAGCTGGTCGGAAATGCCGGTGAAATGCTGACTGACGGCACGACTCAACTGGCCTTTATGGCTCACTACACTTATCAGGGATCAAATTACGTCATCGTGGCTGCCGATCGGCCTATGTCAGACTACGGTGGCGGCACAGGAACCTTTCCATGGGCTGCGGGAAGCACGATCACCAGCGTAAAAGCCAGTGATATCGCCATTAAGTTCGACAAAGCGATGCTTGCGGGAGACAACGCGTCATCTAACAACTTCATCGATATCATCCACGATTTCCAGTACACCGCGTTCGGTAAAATTCAGGTAGTAGCTGGTTATCTGGCGGGTGTTTATGGTGGGTTACTTCACAGCTCGGTATTTCTTTACCAGAACTCGTTCGACGGCGTTACCCAAATCGTTGACGGCATGGCGGTAAGCAACTCCGGAACGACGCTGTCCTTTTATAACAAAACGGTATCCGATTCACCTTACTCCAACATAACCGCTGACTTCGTCAACTTCGAGAAAAGGCTTTATCTCAAAGATCATACAACAATCGGCATCAACACCTATATTGCCGTTCCTCGCGCCACCAGTGCGGATGACTTCACGACTATTCTGCCGCTTACAGATACCTCCACGGATAAATACGGTGAGGAAGGTTCTAAGTGGCACGTCGAGATAATCTCTAACTACTCCGGCTGTGGCGGTTCACACGACGTCTACATATGGGGAGTCGGAAATGCCAGGGTGACTAACCAGCAGCAGCTCGGCTATGCCTACGAATGGCGCTATATGCAACAGGCGAATGCGGACGGTACGGCGATTAGTGGCATCAACCTGCAAATCCGCCAGGATTCGCAGGACGTGATTAAATTTTCAGTCAATATGACGAGGATAGGATAATGGCAGATACAGTGACTCCCACCATTGCGGCATCGTCGAAAGACGTTTTTAATGCTAGCGGTACTGCGACCAGCACAACCACTTTGCAATCAATCTACCAGGTTCCTGTCTATGTTAATGTCCCGATGCTTAATGCCATGGGCGTTGAAATCAACGGAGGTGATTATGCTCCGATCTGGGATATGCTCAGCATCGGTGGGCGAATTACCCAGGACCCTAATGCGGATCAAAAGGTGGGGCCGGGCGTTCTTGCCGAGATGACTATTTCAGCCATAGATACGACCATTGATACCTCGGGCGAAACCGCCGCTGTTAAAGCGATTTATGCCAATCAGAAAATTATAGCCGATAATTTAACGGCAATCGTTCAGGCTATTAATGCCCACCGTGATAATTATTCTATTCTCCTTCAATATATGATCAACTATAAATTATTGAATCCTGCATCCTCTTAATAAGGAGTTTTATCTATGGCTTTAACCGGTTCCATCACCATTAATTCCCAAAGCTTGCCAGATGCCTATGTCGTCGTGAGCTCAATTACCTTAGAGGGAACAATGGCGCAAGCAATGTTTTCGCTTTATGCCACAGTAGGGGCATATATAGCGGGCGCATTACCTATTATCACTTACCCTGGCTATATTCCTTACTCAATGAGTCAGGTCCCTTTAGATGTGGTAGAAACCTCTACCTATGTAGCAGGGTTATTCCCCGGTTTTACGCGCGTGACAACCGCCGATAAGACTTCAGTGAGTAGCGTAACCACTGACAGAGCAGCAATTCTGGCTGCTGCGCAAGCCTCGGCAGCTGCGGCAACCAGCAGTTCAGCGTCAACGTCTACCGCAACGAATACGGCAACGAGTGATACCTCAGGCACCACAGTGAGTGCATCCAGTTAATTTTCCGCAGCCTGTTAATCCTCTCTCCTTATATATTTTTTCCTGAAGCCTAAATCATGCTTATTTCTTTATGGAGTTAAAATGGATCGTCAAATTGTCTATCCTGGTGCAATTCCGCTTGAAACAGATTTGTTAAATACTAATAAATATGCCCTGATAGGTTTGGCTAAACTCTCAGCATCAATTATGGGGGAGGCTACCTATCTCAGAGGTCTGGAATGTACGCCAACCAATCCGGCCTCAATGACAATAAATATTGCAAAAGGTGAAATATATAGCCTGCAAAACACTGATGGAACGGCATATTCATCCCTCGCGGCAGATACCACTAATTCTATTCTAAAGCAGGGTATTATTCTTTCCTCTACCGCATTGACTTTATCGGCACCGACTGTTGCGGGTCAGTCGATTAATTATTTAGTTCAGGTGGCTTACAGCGATAAGGATTCTGGGGCTACAGTCCTACCTTATTACAACACTACGGATCCGACGGCTGCCTATAGTGGGCCAGCAGGGTCAAGTGCGACGCAAAATACGGTCAGGTCAGGCATTTGCACCGTAGGTTTGAAGCAGGGTGTCGCGGCGGTGACGGGGACTCAGTCCACGCCCGCGGCAGATGAAGGATACACTGCCGCTTGGGTTATTACCGTGGTGCAAGGTGCTACGGCGATTACTGCTGCCAACATCGGCGTTTCGCCAAACGCGCCGTTCCTTCCGGCCAACGGCCTGGTTGATGGAGGGCAGAAAAAGACCCTGACGCACGCCGTCGATTTCGGCTCGACCAATGCCTATGCGGCCAACTACATGCCTGCCATCACCTCGTTAACCGACGGCATGGAGCTTACCTTCAAGGCAAAGACCAGCAATACGTCCAGTGCAAAACTTGCGGTTAATTCTCATTCCGCCTTTCCGTTGTTAAATATCGCTGGCGCAACGCTGAGCGGAGGGGAAATCCTCTCCGGCGGTTTCGCCACCGTGAAGTGGAATGCGGGTCTGAGTGCATGGATGCTTATCAATTCGACAGGCGTAGGTGCCGCTCTGACTAACCTCGGACTGGGGTCTACAACCCTTAAAGGCGGCCTGGTGGGTACGCCTAGAATCTTCACGGCCAGCGCGACCTACACGCCAACACCGGGAACCCGACTGGTCAAACTTACGCTGACTGGCGGTGGCGGCGGTGGCGCGGGCGCAAAAGCTACGGCAACCTCACAGTCCTTCTCCGGCGGCGGCGGCGGCGCTGGCGCAACCGTGATTGCCTACTTCACGCTGACGGGCGTGAGTACGTATGCCATTACGGTCGGCGCAGGAGGCGCGGGGGCTAGCAATACGTCTGCCACTTCTGGCGGAATCACTTCATTTGCCGGTTTATATACGGCCGCGGGTGGGCAGGGGGCACAGTTTGGGTCCGCGACTAGCGCAGCAGGAGGCGCGGGCGGTACAGCATCCGGCGGCCTGATCAACATTAATGGCGGATATGGCAGTGACGGTCAGTCTGGAACTTTCCTGTTAACCGGAAGCGGCGGCAACTCTTACTGGGGCGGAGGCGGGCGTGCAGCTAACGCCACCGCGGGCGTTACCGGAATGGCCTATGGTTCAGGTGGTGGCGGTGTTTATGATAGCGGCTTAACCGGGACTGCCTTCACCGGAGGTGCGGGCAAGTCTGGCATCGCCGTCATTGAAGAATACGCGTAAAGGCTACTGCGATTTATCAATAATAAAATTGGAGAACTCAATGGATCGCCAGATAGTTTATCCAGGCGCAGTTCCGCTTGATACCGATCTGCTTCACACCAATAAGTATGCCATGATTGGCCTCGCCAAACTCTCGGCAGCACTTATGGGAGCGTCGACTTACCTTCGTGGTCTGGAATGTACGCCCACCACGCCGACCTCAATGACAGTCAATGTGGCGAAGGGCGAAATCTACAGCCTGCAAAATGTTGATGGAACGGCCTACTCCTCACTCGAAGCCGACACCAGTAATACTATTTTAAAACAAGGCCTTCTTCTTTCCTCTACGTCGTTCACGCTGGCCGCACCGTCAGGCAACGGGCAATCGATAAATTATCTTCTGCAGGTCGCCTACAGTGACAGCGATTCAGGGGCAACGGTATTACCTTACTACAATGCCGCCAACCCGGCTGTCGCCTACAGTGGGCCAGGAGGCAACGGGGCGGCGCAAAATACGGTCAGGGCCGGGCTATGTAGCGTCGCGCTTAAGACCGGTGTTGCTGCGACGACCGGCACCCAAACAACACCAGCAGCAGATACCGGATATACAGCAGCATGGGTCATTACCGTGGCTCAGGGCACCACAACACTGACTGCCGCCAATATTTCGGCGACGGCGACGGCGCCATTCCTGCCAGCGTCGGGTCTGATAGCCGCTCTACAGCAATGCACCATGACCTATGCAATTGATAAGGGCGCGGCGAATGTTTACACCGCCTCCTTTACTCCAGCGTTGCCCACGCTGGTGGACGGGATGCGCTTGACTTTCAAGGCGAAAACCGCCAACACCGCCAGTTCTACCTTTGCGGCAAATGGTGGTACAGCCTACCCGATTTATTCGCAGCTTCACTTGGCCTTGCAGGGAGGGGAGATAGTCGCCAACGGACTTATCGAAATCGAATGGAATAGCTCGTTAAATGCCTGGATACTTTGTGGCAATAGCGGCGGGGCGTTGCCGGTAGTTGCGGGCACGAAATCAAACCATGCGGTTAACCTTGGACAATTCACCAGCGGGACAGGCTCAACAAAATTACCTGATGGGACTATTATTAACTGGGGGCGAGGCACAGGTGTTACGACATCTGCAGGAGTGAGTATTTCGTTCCAAATCCCATTCTCAAACTCGTCGTCTTATTCCGTATCGGGCCAATCAGCATCGGGTCCAGGCTCAGTAAGCTGTATTCACGCCAGCTCATTCACTGCAAATGGCTGTAATATTTCGGTCACTACCTCCAATGGAAGCTCTACTGTTTATTGGGCTGATCCCTTCACCTGGATTGCCATTGGCCGCTAGTTTGATGAAGAGCCCTCACTCGGGGGTTCTTTGCTTTTCATTCCTCCTCATTCAGCGCGTACTCCCTGCAAATTTGCCGCATAAATTCTCCCTTTCTGACTTACTTCCCGATTTTTATACTCCGATATCAGAATTTTATTTACATCTTTTCAAAGACAGTGCTGTTGAAGCCTAATACTCAGACCCCATTGAGCGGTCATCAGGCATGAATAAAAAAACCCACCGGAAGGTGGGTTTTTATTTTATACATAAACTTAATGATGTAGAGACAGGTTGTTAGAGGCCTACTCTGAAAGGTTTTTTCGACTTTTTAGCCGCTTCAATAGGATCTGCTGCTGCTAGCCATTCTTCGAATCGCAAATAAGCTTCGATAAATTTAACAAAATAGCCAACGTCGGTCATTTGTTCAGCTTGGCTATCCATATATTTGGACGCAAGTTTGAACGCATCATCGTTATCTAATTTCATGGATTTTCTCTTGAGTTATTGAATGCGTAAGAAACATTCAGCATAAAGCTTACTCAATCTTAACAGTGGGTCAAGTAATTCTAATAAAGTTATACAAATCAAAGATAGTGATAATAAAAAACCCATCAAATGATGGGTTTTAGCCAATGGTACATCCATGTACGTTATAAGCTACGCTGTGCTTTATAACGTTAAATGAGCTTATGGTCCGCGATGGTAGTAGCCACCACCGCCGTGATAGCCGTGGTCATGGTGATAATAGCCAGGCCAGATACAGCCGTTTAGCGAAACAACGACTGCAAGAATGCTAAGCATCTTTAATGTATTTTTCAT